GAAAAATCGGTCAGCAGGACATCGTCAGCCATGACCGCGAAAAAAATTCGTCCCTGAGGACCCGTAACGCCGCCGTATGAGCCGAAAGATGTCGCTCTATGGATAAATCCGACCACAAGTTCGTCATAAGTGAACCCTGACGAGAAGTTAAGATTGCCCGAGACTGCCCTTGCGACAAAGGTCTCCGTACCGTCTGCCGCAACGTCAAAGCAATCCGCGCCTATGGACATCTGCGATGTCGAAAGATAGTTGATGAACACTTTCAGACGCTGTGTGCTGCCGTCCTGATATTGCAGCGCGATCTCCGACAGAATGTCATCTTTTGTGATATCAGCGTGTGAAACGCCGTAAAGCATTCTCGCACCCTGACATACGAAACGCGCAGGAGGTTGCCCGTACCATACCTTCGCCTCTCCGCGGTACGATACCGGAACAAGCTCGTGACCCGGTATCCAATACTGCGACTGCTCCGATGCAAGCACCGCGCCGTACTCCAAAGTACCGCCGCCCCCACCTCCGCTCCCTGTGTCTATATGCTCGTCACCCAAGTAAAGCTCCGTTTTGCCTGCGTTCTCGTCACGGACGATGTACAGCTTTTGGGGGTCGTGGCTCGGCATTGCGTTGTACTGATCCTTGCTTATCTTCGGCGAGATCGTGTTCCCACCGAGAAGGTCCCCCGAAACGTAAGCCGAAAGCTCCTCTATCTGAGGCGTGACGACATCGGTCTTTATGTAGGCGGTGCCTGCCGCAAGGCTCTCCGACGGCTGAGTTTTGCCGCTCTCGCTGTTCACACCGTAAGCCCGTACAGTGCACAGCCCGTGGGGCTTCCAGACCGTTTCCATCGCTATGATGTTGGCGGTCACGCCGTCCTGAACGTAGGCGATACAGTCCCCTGCTTCGAGGGCAAGATCGCCGAACCACGATACTTCGGCGGTGTATATCCCGAAGCCCGTCACGTTTGATGAGCTTCCCAGCGACGAGACCACCTCGCCGACCGCCTGCCCTTTTATGGAATTCATCAGCAGGTTCGTGCTGATGTCATATTGCTGAACATCGGAGCCGAAAGAGATGTCACTGTATTTCACGCCCGTTATCCGCACCGCCGAATCGCTTATGCTGCGCTTTACGGCGTTGCCGCCGTCTATCGTGTATGACGCTGAGCCGAGATCAAAACGGTGTATCTCGAACTGTCCGAGACGGTTTATGCGTCCCCACGCGCCCATGATGCCGAGAGCCGCACACACCATGTCCCGATAGGTCAGCTGTTCTTCGGAAGTATGCAGCCACGAAAAGCGCCGTTCCGCATTCGGAAAGTCCGCGATTTCCGAGGCAGTCTGCGCCGGTGTGACCGTGTATCCCTCGCCGAATGTCAGCAGCAGACAGGCTGTAACGCAGCCGCAGGCATAGGATATCAGCTCATAGGGTGTCAGATCGGCAACGTCCCCGGGGTCGGCGGTCACGGGACGGTCGAACCACACCGCCGCGTCGTAAGCCGTGAACGCCGCCGAGGTCTTTGTGCGTCTGACGCTCGCGTCGTCGATGAAAAAGTGTCCGAGAGGAAGCTCCTCCGTCTGCGTGTCGGTATCGTCGAAGAATCGCCGCGAAAGCTCTATCTGTGCGCGTGTCAGCAGCGGCGCTTGCAGATCATGTTCGCCGCCGAGCTTCAGCGTCATGTCGAGCTGTGCCGCTATGAACGCCCCGAAGCCGAACTTGCGGTCACAGCAGTTTTCTGTGAGGGTCACGCTTTCGAGGACGATGTCCCCGTCCGTGACGGTCACGCCCTCACTGCCGCAGGGAGTCAGAGTGCCGTGAAACTCACCGCGCTGATCGGGGGAGTAGTCCTCGCTTGTTGTCAGCATTTTATCACCTCCGTCAGAATTGTATCAGCGAAACGCTGTAGGAACAGCGCATATCCGTCGTATTGCCGGCAGGGGTCGTGACCTCTGCCGTGGGGTTCGCGGCGTACATCTGCGCCGTGACGTGTGAGCAGGTGGTGAGGTCAAAAAACCTGACCCCGATGCTCGCAGGCGAGAGCGCCGCCGTCAGTGCCGCAAGCTCCGAGACCGAAAGGCTCTCCCACCCGACCTCAACGGTATAGATACCGCCCCGAATGCGGTCGCGGTGGAGAGTGCCGTTTTCGGAGCGCTGTGTTCCACTGCCGTCAAGGTCGTTTCGGGTGACGGTGTAAGATGTCGGGGTGGGCAGAGCCGTGCCGCCCACCGTGAGAATGTTCGTGATAAGGGTCTTCATTTACGCACCTCCCGTCCGCTTAGAGCGCCGACCTGCGCGGCGTTCAAGGCTGTAGGACAGCTCCTCGCCGTCAAGATAGATGTAGATATCGCCGCCACTCATGCCGCTTTCGCGGAGCGCTTCGGTGAGCGCCTGACGTATCGTCCCGAGGGGAGAAACGACCTCGGGCTCGCGCCTGTTGTCGCCGAGCACAGCCGCGAACTCGCCGTAGTTGGCAGGAACGACCGTACCCGTAGCGAGCCGCGGCAGGTGAGGAATGCTGATGTCCGGTATCGAAACGTGGGGCATATCAAAGCCGAGCGTGCCGCCGCCTGCCCAGTCGGGAATGTCGAAGGACAGGGCGTTCACCGTGTCCGCAACGCTGTTTACAAGGTCTTCGATAACGCCCGTGACCGCATTGAAGCCGCTTGAAATAGCGTCCATGAGGAAGTTGAACACATCTATAACGCCGTTTATGGGGCTTTTTATCAGGCTTACAATGTACGAAAAACCTTCTGCCATTTTTACGGCAATGTTTGAGAAAAGGGTCTTTGCGTTGTCGAGGGAGAAGATCGAGGTGACGTGTGACCATGCACTTTTGAACGTGTCCCGGACTATACCGATGATCTTTCCTATGACCGATTTTATTTTGTTTACGACCGAGGTAAAGAAATTAACCACTGTTTTCAGTGAAAATATCGTCGAGACAGCGTTCCACGCGCTCGTGAAGATATTGGAAAGGTAGTCTGTCACGTTAAAGAATACGCCCTTTATGCCCTTCCAGATACCCCCGAAAAACTCGGTGGTATTATTCCATATCTCCTTGACCTTTTCCCATGCACCCTCAAAATTACCTCTGAAAAATTCTTCTACAGCATTAAATGACAGCTTGATATTCTCCCATATCGTTCCGAAAAAATCTCCTGCAACATTCCATGCGACTTTGATATTTTCCCATGCTGTCACAAAAAAGCCGCCTATAACATCACCGACGACCTCAAATACCGCCTTGATGTTTTCCCAAAGGATACTAAAGAACTCTACCGCGGTTTCCCATACAGCCTTTATCGTTTCCCACGCACTTGTGAAGATCCCGACAAAGAAATCACCTATTGCAAGGAAGTAAGGCTCAAAATTGTCCCATACTGCTGTTATCGCGCCCCATGCTGCCGAGAACATCTCGCCTATCTCGTCGCAGACAGCGCCTATCTTTTCGCCGATCGGGAACAGTGTGTCCTCCGAAAAGCTCTGCCACCAACCGGGGATAGTTTCGGTGAAGAATCCCACAATAGCATCGAATATTGGGAAAAGCGCTTCATCGATCTTGTCTCCGCCGATAGCATCGCGTATCATCGTACCTATCCCGAGACCGGCGATCGCGCCTGCTATCACGGGGAGCGCCACATCGGTTATTACAGCGCCGATACCTGTACCGATAGATGCTGCCGCGGGTGCAAACGCTCCCGCGAGCTTGCCGAGTGCCGTGCTGAACGCGGAAAGAATCCCCGCTCCCTTGACAGCAGTAATTATCGCGCCTATGGTTTTGGCAAGATCAATGAACACCTCAACATCTTTTTCGGTAAGATTCTCACCCCACTCTTTTATTGCGTCGCCGAATTCCTTGATAAGCTGTACCGATTTTTCTCCCGCCCATTTTGCGAGGGGCAGTAAAAACTTATCCCACAGCTTTTCCTTGACAACAGGATAAGCAGTCTCCCACGCCGCGTGAAGCCCTTCGAGTGCCTTTGCTATGCTGTCGAGTGCGACAGGTATCAGCGTTTCGACCGTCCATGTCGAAAGCGGTATCAGGATATCGCTGTTGATGTCCTCAAACCATTCCCCGAGGTCGTCAACTATCGGCTTGACCGCCTGTTCGAGCTTGTCAAATGCGGTCAGGAGCGGCGAAAAGTTGACTTCGCCTGCCCATTCAGCCCATGCCGCTGCTATATTCTCGATATGCGAAAGTATGGTGTTGAAAATATCCGCGGCGTGCTGAATGATATCCGTGCCGATGTTGTCGGCGCTCCACGCTTTTCTGAAATTCTCCGCGAGGTTTGCGATATACGTGTTGACCTGCGTGAAAATGCCGAGGATATGCCCCACCATTTCCTCGCCGGTGCCGTTAGTCCAGACCTCAATGAAAGATTTTCCGATAGACTTTACAAGCTCCCACACGTTCGTGAAGGCGCGTTCCATGCTGTCAACAGCGCCCTGTCCGTACTTGTCCCATGCGCTTTCTAACGGGGCGAAAAGCTCGGAAAGAAGCGTTTTCAGCCTGCCTATCGCGCCCTCGAGCTTGTTCGCGGCGGTCTCTGTCTGCGTAAGAGGGTTGGAGATCTTCCGCACCGACGGAGCGGAGCTTTCGGCGGACTTGTTCTCCTCCGCGAGCTTTTTTGCCTGCTCCGCCGCCTTTTTTTGCGCGGCGTATTCCTCATCGTACTGTTCCTGCAACTGACGGTAATACTCCTCGCGCTGTGCCGCGATGATGTCCGCACGGTTGTCCTCAAAGTCCGCGGAATAGCGCTTGTCGTTCTCTTCAAGGAGCGCACCGCTCGCCCGGAGCCTGTCGAGGTAGTCCTCCTTCTGCTTTAAGGCTTCCTCCTCGCTCGTGTCGTATATCTTGCGGAGGTTGTTGATCTTGCGAAATACCTCCTCGATCTCCGCCGCCTGCGCCGCGACGCGCCGTGCACGCTCCGCGTCTGCGTTGTCTGCCGCCGCGTTATCGTTATCGTTATCGCTATCTCCACCGAGCTTGTTTATCTTGTCGAAGCTCGCAAGACTGCCCTTGTTGGCTTTTTCGGCTTTCTTAGCCGCGTCAGCCATTTCGTCATAGCTGTCGCCTGCGTTTTCAGCCCCTGCCGCGATAGCCGCCGAGGTGTCCGATACCGCCGCCATAGCCGCACGCGCACCGTCAAGATCGACCTCGCGTTCCACCTGCCGCGCCTTGTCCCCGATCTCATCAAGACCGTCCGAAAGCTCGTCGAGCCCCGAGGTGTCGGGTGCATTGTCCAAAAGGTCTTGATATGCGTCCGAAACGTCCTGCACTCCCGAGGACACCGCGGTCAGCTCCGCCGTCCGTTCTCCGAACACATTAGCTATAGCCGCCGCTGCCATCTCCGCAAGGCTCGCGATATCGCCAAGCAGGTCGGCGACTTTTTTGAGCGCGGGCAGGAACAGTATCTCAAGCTGATAGACAGCCGCGCCGAACTGCTCCTTGATGTCCCCGAGGGTATTGTCGAGCTGTTTCATACGTCCGGCGGGGGTCTGTGCGAGAGCCGCGTTCAGTCCGCCCACGCTGTCCTCCACCACTGCCGCGAGGGTCGCTACCCTCTGCTCCTCGGTGCCGAATTTAAGCATTTTTTCCTGTGCTTCGGTGAAGCTGTAGCCGTACCTCGAAAGCGCCGAGGTCTGACCTTCAAGCACCTTGCCGAGCATGGTGGAGATGGTGACGGCGCTTTCCGCAGTCGCGTTAAGACCGTACTGCTGTGCGAGCATATCGTTCAGCACGCGGTTCATCGTTTGCAGAGAATCCGCGTTGTCGATATATGTTGACAGCTCCTGCAAGCCCGAAAGCTGTATCTCGTCGCCTATGACCCCGACCTCCTGCAATGCCGAGGCGTAGTCCTTTGTCGCTCTTATCTGCTCTTCGGTAGCGTCAAGGTGCTCGCGGAGTATGGTCGAGAGCTTGGTCTCTGCTTCGAGCTGTACGTCGTAGAGCGACTTGCACTCCTTCGCAAAGGACGATATCGCCGCCACCGAGAACGCCGCCGCAACAGCCGTCCCGACCTTTGCGAATGTTCCTTTGAGCCTGTCCGCAAGCCCTGTCAGGGACTTCAAGCCGCCCGAAAATCCGCTCGTATTTATCTTCGTATCGAAATTCAGATACCCGTCAGCCATGCCGCCACCGCCTTAAATTATAGTTTTGAGGAAGTACTCCGTTTCCTCTTCCGCCGCCTTTTCCTCCGCTGTCTGTAGGACGATAAGTGAGCGGTTCCGCCGAAGGAACTCACGCTCGTGCTTGTCGAGGGGCTTGCCCTCCGCCATTTTGGAGCGTATCGACAGCACCGCCGAAAGCAGACCCTCGCCCACTTCGCCGAAGTATCCGAGGAACGTCCACCAGTGCATATATGGGAGAGCCCTGACCTCGCACCCTGCCGCCTTGTTCACCGCAGGAAAGATGATGCCCTCGTCCTGCTCCCAGTCGATGATACGCGCCGAATGTTCCCGTTTCGGCATATCGCCCCCGTCTAAGAACCACGCCGCACGCTCCAATGCTTCCCGAACGTCGGTGATGTCCCCGGGACGCTCATACAAACACTTTATGCAGACCTGCGCTTTGAGCCTGTCGGTAAGGACTTCGTCGTTCATAGCCTGCAAAATGGTGAGCGCCACACGGTAGTCGGAGCGGACAGCGAGCCGCCGTCCGCCGACGGTCAGCGTTTTTGGGAGCTGACCTATCATTTTCCGTCACTTCCGCCGCCGACGACCTCGGACGTGTAACGCTCCGCACGCGCCGCCGCAAAGCTCTCCGCCTCGCGCATTATCTCGGGGGTCAGGGCTTCGAGGAAGGCTTCAAAGAGAAATCTTCCGCCCGACACCACGGACAGGCAGTTCACCTCTCCGAAAGCGTGTGCGGAAGTTCCCTCCCCGAAAATGTGGTCGATAATCATGCGAAGCTCCCTGTCGCCCAGCGTGAGCACCTCGGAGAGAGGCTTTTCCCCGCTCTCCTTGAACCGCGCCGCTATCTCGTCGAGACGTTCCTTTGCGTTCTCGTAGCGGCTCATCATGTTCGCATCGGCAACGTTTATTTTCAGCACATTCCCCTCGTCACCGTTCACCGCAAAGGTGCGTATGCCGCTGTCAAAATCAAGTGATCTCATACATACACCTCCTCATCAGGGGTGCTCCTTGGGCACCTTGTTCGTGATGTCCCACTTGCCCTGTGTGCGGTTCCCGTCAAAGGTGATGGTGTAGGGAATGCGGAAGCCGCCCTGTGCGCCGCCGTAGGAGGTGGGCTTCACGAGCACGTCTTCTGTCCAGCCGTCGTAGCCGTCATAGCTCGCATCTGCCGCATCGGAATCTACAAGCACTTCAAGCACCTTGGTGCGGCAGTCGTCCCCTGTTTTGCGGTTCATGGCGATATCCTTCATCTTCTCGTAGAATGTACCGTCCGAGGGGTCGGCATAGTAGGTATCAACGTCGGCGGAAGGCTCGTAGCCGTTGTCCACCGCCGAGGTCTCATCGAGGATATTCTTTGTGATCTCGGTGTTGGGGTTCAGTTCAATGCTCAGGTCTTCGACGTGCTTTCCGATAAGGAACCAGCTCGGGGACGCGCCCCCGAACGTCGCGTCGATGTAGAGCAGATGTGCGCTTCTTTTCAGCTTTGCCATAATTTATCTCTCCTTTAAAAATTCATTCAAGTGTGTATTCTGCCGTTATTTGCAGCTGATACTGCACGCCGCCGAACATGGAATCCTGCGGCAGTGCAAGCAGCATACCGTTGGCAGTGCGTATTTTTGCGATCTCCCCGGTCAGCGTCCTGCCGTTCACGGTCATGTCCACCGCTTCGCCCTCGTGAGCTTCGAGCCACAGTGCCAGCTCGACGAGGAAGCCGCTGTTTGCGATGCGCTCAAAATCGTTGATACCGCTGAAGACCGCGTAAAACAGGAAGCTGTGCTGACGGAGCTGTCCGCCGATAACGTCCTCGGACAAAAGCACGTCCCCCACCGAAGCGAGAGCAAAGCCCCCCGGGGAACTGTCCGTGATATCCTGATGAAGCTCCCCTGTTTTCGGGAAGCCGCTCACTATCTCCCTCACTCTTTCAATGATGTTCATCTTGCCTTAGCCGCCTCCCACTATATTGCGAACGCCGTTCAGAAGCTCCGCAGCGTGTTTTCTTTTCGTGACCTCGAACCACATTCTCTGTGCATCGGGATTGCCGCCGTGGGTGTGGTCTACGGTCGAGTAATAGTCGTTTCGCGCGAACGGCGCGGTATACTCTATGACCCCGGGGGAGGGATTCGTCACCGAATCCCTGAGTTTTCCCGAGTGATGAAAATACGGCTTTCCGACGGGAACATACGGTGTCATGAGCCGTATGCACTCGTTGTCGATGTAGGTCTGAGCCTTGCCGAAAAGCCTTTCGCGGCGTTTCAGAGCGCCGCCGTCAAGTTTAAATCTCAACCTCATTGGATCACCCTATTTCGCCGTTATCGTGTAGTTGTACCTTCTGCCGTTAAGCTCCGCAGTGACCGCCTCGATGACCGCATAGCCCGTGACCGTCCTGCGGAACTCTGCCATTTTCGCGCTCTGCTCCTGCGGATCGTCTGCCGCAAGCTCGAAGTCTGTCTCAGAAGCGGCTATCAGATCGCCCGCTTTCGGAACATAGTCCGCACTGCATGAGGGCACGCGGACACCCAGCCTGTCGGCAGTGAGCAGTATGTCCTTTACCGCTGTAATGCCGCGCATATCCCATACCTCGCAGAAGCCGAGAGTATGCCTTGCAAGGCTCTCGTGCTCCCACACGGTCACGGTCTGAGTTCCCGTCATTCGTACATGAACTCTCTTGTGCCAGCGAAGCGGGATATTCGCCTCTATGCCCTCCTCGGGGAAGCCCGTGGTGCAGAAGTCCCGTCCGAAGAAGCTCACGCGCCTGTCGAGCCAGTCATGGATATCTCCCTTGGGAATGCCGAGGGTGAACTCCCTGCCGCCGTTCAGAGGCTCTCCGATCAGAACGTCATGCACCGTTTCGGCAGTCTGTCTTACAGGATTATAGGTTGACAGACCAACACCGTCCCAAAGAATAATATCAGCTCCTGTCAGTGCCATTCCCGTACACCTCCAAAGCCCCGTATCTCTGATCTGTCAGCCCGAGGTCTTTCAGCTCGTTCCGCAGGAAGTACAGCGACTGTCCCGCATTGACATACGTCCATGTCGCGGAGTATCCCAGTCCCGACTGGGATTCCTGGGAAACGGCTGCGGAACCGGGCGCGGACAGCGCGTTCAGCGCCCTGATGACCGAGGACACCACGACGCTCCCGACTGCAAGGGCGAAGTCCTCGCCCCTCGTACCGTCGGCGATAAGAGCGTCGATGTCGGCACCCCTGCCGAAAGCCTCAAGCCGCAGTTTTGCCGAAGCCTGTTCGAGCAGGACTGCGGCTGTTTCCTGCTGTGCCGGGGTGAGCGTCACACCCATTGCGGCGATGTCGCTCACCTTCGCATATACCGCGCCCATTATTCGGCGATATCGTCGGCGGTGACGGTGAGGTAGGTCACAGCCTTGACCTTGCCCGAGCTGAGGTTCACCACCTCGATCGTGTCGCCTGCGGAAACGGGGATCGCAGTGCTTCCGGAAGTCAGCGAGGTGCCGCCATACGCCGCAGTTGTCATGTCATATGTCGCACGAGCCGCAGGGTTTACCTTGTAGGCATAGGTCGTGCCCGTGCTGCCTGCGGTGACGGTGACAACGGTCTTGCCCGAAGCACCCTCACCGGTTGCCGCCGCAAGCGAAGCGGTCAGACTGCCGGGGGAATACACCGCACGGATAGCCGCGGAGCGAAGTACTTTGTGGTCGTAGATCATTCTGCCCTGGACAGCGCTCGCCCCGATGAAATTTCCCGAACCGTTCAGATCCTGAATGTGTACGGGTACCTTCCATGCATTCACACGGGTGGCGAATCTCGGGTGTCCGGCTATCATGGCAAGCCCGGCGGTGTCATCATTGAACTCCTTGACCTTGAAGCCGGCGATCTTTCCGACAGTTCCGTTCTCGACGGTCTGATCGCCGAGAGAGGTAGAGCGGATAAACTCGGGGCAGTTAAGGATAAGAGCCATAGCGTCGGGAGTTACCAGCAGATAGCGTCTGCCGTCGTTGGGTATTTTCGCCTTGCTCATGACGGTACGCACATCAACGATCGTGTGATAGATGTTGTCCGCGTTAAGCTCGCTCACGTTCATCACGGTCGAGCCTGCAAGCAGGGTCGAAGCACCGTCGCTGTCTATCCTTGCCGCGAGGGAGTAGCCTGCGCTGTCGAGCCTGTCAGCCACCAGCCTGTCGGGGACAGCCTGCGCGTCGTAGCCGTCGATAGTCTCATTTACCGCCTTGTCCTTGGTGATGGGGAAGTCGATGTATGCGGTCGAGCCGCCCGTTGCGGATATGCCGTTAGCCTTGTCGTAGTCCGATACCTGCACCTCGGTGTCGCGGACGGGTATCTTGACTATGCCCGCGGCAGGGTCACCCTCGTAGTCGTTGTTGAATACATCTCCGTCCGAAAGCACGAGCTCGCTCCTGAGCTTTGCAAGGATAAGGTCGGAATAGCGTGTCTGTAATTCGTGTGCCATAATTGTTTCCTCCTCATATATCAGTGTTTGAGAGTGGGATTTCTCTCATAGAATGCCTTTTCAACGCCGTCGAGAGCGCTGCCCTCGGGGTCGAAATGTCTCGGCTGACGTGCAGCCTTTACGGTAAACGAGGCGAACAGCTCCGCGTCCTTTGCGATAGCTTCCTCGTCTTCGCCCGAGAGCTTGTCCGCAAGCTCCACGGGTATGCCCGACTTTATCGCCGCG